ATTTTAACTGTTGATGGAGCATTATTGCTCCTATTAAATACAATAATAAAACAGATATTAATATCATTTTTTAAAAATGTGTTTTTGAGGAATTGTTAATAATAAATCACGTAAAGCATTATGTTGTTTTGCTAAATCAAACACTTCTTGTGAAGTATCACCGCTTATCAAACAAACATTACCATTTACATCTTTGCTTATTCCTATTACTTTTGGAGATTTTAAATTATAAATCCAATCTTTATAAGAATATTCATTAGTTATATGTTCTAAACCAAGAAGTTCTTCTTCTTGCATTTGCATGAATTTTTCACTACTTCTTCCCATTTTTTACAGGTTTTACATTTTTAATATGTATTCCTTTGTGAACATTAAATTCAATACTGACACGTTCAGTATTTTTTGGAAGATTGTATTTTTCTACCAAAGTTTGTTCATTAGATTCATTTTCTTTAAACGAATCGATTAGAGTTTCTAATTCTTCAGGTGAAAATTTGTTTATTGCATGTGAAAGTTCTAATATTGCAAGTGTATTACCATAATCTTCTTCTGTTAATACATTTTGACCACATTTTGGACATGGTTTGTTTAACCAATTTGGATAATCTTGCAATTTAACAGAGCTATCTGACCAATCACATTCACTATTGTCACAAATAAGTCCATGAACACTTGCTTCGATATTGTTATATGTTTTTTCCATAATTATATTGTTGCAGGTTCTTTTTCTGAATTAATATCATAAATAACATTTAAAAACACTCTAAGATTTTCCATTGTGTCCGGTGTAAATAACAATGTTGTAACAAACACTTTACCACGAAGAATCATTTGATTACCTTCAGGTTCAGCATCTTTAAATAGTTCTTTTTCTTCTTTAGAAAGCATTCTAACAAATTCTAATACAACAGATCCGTCTTCTTTTGTTGTAGAAATAATTCTTTTATTATTTGCTTTTGCAACAAACGCTTTGTTTTTATAAGCAATAATTTTGTCAAGTGTTGATTTACTCATATAGTTCGGGATAATCGTCACATTCTTTTTGTATTGTGACTTTAGTGTTATAAAAATAGTCAGATAATATTGTCTTGTCCATCTCAACATCAAATGTTAAGTCTTTGTCATAAAATTCAAGATCTGTCGTACTGATTACCTCATCAGTTTCAGAATCTATAATTGAACCGTTAAGTTGTTCTTGATTATATTGTATTATAATATTTTCAATTTCTCTATTATCAAGAACAATACTTGCGTCAAGGTAATAACATTTTTGTATAATATTACCTAAACTTATTACTTCATAAAGTGTTGCTTCCATTATTGAATTGCAATTCGCGAATTAAGATGTGCATAACTTTCTTCTAATACTTTATAATCTTTTTCCATTTTTTTCATGTCTTCAAGTCTTAATTCTGTTAATTTTTTACTAATAGAAATTAAGATTTCATTTTGAGTCTGGACATCAAAATCTTTTCTTAAAAGACGAACCACTTTGTCTGAATAATCTTCTTCTAATTCTGGTTCAGGAAAGAAAAAGCTTTGCCACTTTATTTTTAAAGTGTGCAAAAAAATAATTACGTTTTCCATTTTAAAATATATTTAATTAAACATTTTTTTTGTTATTTATTATTTTTTTTGCAATTCCTTGCATTGATTTTTGATCAATTTTATATGCTTTTAACAATGTTGTAGCATCCTCCATATCATATACAGGTATTTCTGATACAATTTTTAAAAACTCATCCATTGAATTATAAGCTTCAACTGTATATTTTTCTTCTTTGTCAAATACTTTATCATAATAGTCTTTTTCAATTTTTAAGAGTTTTTTTTGAAAATTGTTTACATAATTTAAAAAAGGACCTTTTAAAAATTTAAGAGCTATTGAATCAGCAATATAATTGTTCATTATTTGAGCAATTATCACAAGATGTATTAATCTATATTTGTCAGCTATCATTTTTTTTTAACTTTTTGTTTAGTAGTATGTAATAATTCAAAACATTCTCGATCAAAATTCATAAGATAACGATTGAATTCAGGATGAACTGATAAATGATTTTTTTTAGTAAAACATGGCATTTTATTATCATAATCAACTTGGCTTTCAGTAAACCATGTTATTGCTCCAACTGGTAAATCTTCGCAAATTTGATTTGCTCTTCCTATCCAATGTGCTGGTTTTATAACTATTGCAAATACTACATCGACATCTTTAGGTATTTGACGATATTTATATTTTTTTGGATCCATCATCTTCTTTTATTGATAACCAAGCAGATAAACTGATTGTAAGTAAAACAAGTATTGCTTGAACAATCCATCCAAACCAATTGTATTTTTCAAAATTAAACGCTTGACCAAATGTAAACATACCTTCAATAAATAATAATATTATTAGTCCAGTACATATAGAAGCTGTTGTTTTTAAAATCTTTTCCATTTAAAATGTTTATTAGAGTTGTCAGAAAACATAGTATATATCACCTCGAGATTATCCTCGAGATGATAGTATACTACAATTGTGTGTTGTTAAATTTAATTAACCCAATGAAAACCTGTCTTTCCAGGAGTCACCCATGTGCAAATTTGTTACTTATCGAGAAAAACATACATGCATGTTAGCAACAGTCGAAACGATCATTTGCACGACCTACATTTTAGGGTTTAAAAGGAATTACATTAACATGCATGGCATTATTAATCTTTTTTTTTAATATTCATATTAAATCCATCAATGAATCCCATACAATATATAGATTCATCTGTTTGATGAAAAAATGAATCAGGTTCCGGACATGCTGCTTTTGCAAGTTCTTCGACATTATTGTTTTCAAAATTAACAGTTTGTTTTACAATGTAACAACGTTCTTCTAATGAAGGATTTGCTTGTTGAGCATTAAAAAATTCTTCATAAGCATCTCCAATACGTGTCACTGCTAATTTTTCTGTAGAATATACGCCTAAAATAACATCTTTGTTTTTTGTTTCTTTAACGACAATATAAATTTCCATAATTTAAAAGTTTTGGTTTGTAAATAAATTAGTTCCAGAGACAGGACTTGAACCTGTATGAGAGTCTGCGATATTACTATGACCTTATCTCTCGTGTCTCAACACTAGCGTCTACCATTTCGCCACTCTGGAATAAAAAAACATGTGACGTTTTGTCACATGTTTTAATTTGTTTGATTATTTATCTAAAGAATCATATTGCTCTTGTAAGAAAGCAATTTTCTCTAAATGTACTTCAAGAGCATCTTGAGCATCAACTAATGCATTTTTAGCATCAAGTAAGCTTCTAACATACTGATTTCTATCAGTGATTAACTTACCATTGTTCACTCTTGCAAGTCTTAATGCTTCTTGTGCATCTTCAACTCTGTCTTCTAAAGAGATTGTATCTCCATTTAATGAAGCAATTTGTGTTTTTAAAGCACTGTCTGCTTGTCTTAAGATTTTTTGACCTGTTGCTTCAGCATTGTCACCACTAATAATTGCTACTACTTCTTTTACGAAACTTTTCATTTTGTTCATGTTTTTAAGGATTAAAATTTAATTGATTTTCTTTTTGTGCGTAACATTACATCTACAGATTGCACATTATCTATAAATGTTTCTTTTTTAATACTAGGAGTATTTATTTTTTGTTCTACAATAGGGTTTGCTGCCCATAATGGTGAGTTGAACTTTGTAAAACCTTTAGAAAAATCTAAAGCTTCTTTTTGAGTTGCAAACCATTTAAGGTTTTCTTTATACACCCAATATGAAGATTCTTTAGTTACAATCTTATCTTTTGTTATATTTTCTTTAACAGTGTATATTTTTCCTACACTAATAGGGTTAGAACTACCAAATACTCCAAAATTACCTTTTACTCCTACAGCATAAGTTCCTTCTGACCATTCTTTTACTACAGTTTTTTTATCTCTTTTTTCTATTTCACGTCTTAACAAAGCTTTTTGTTCTTCTGTTGCACGTGTAATAGGTAAACACCATGTCCATTTTGGATTAGAAGTGTAAGTATATCCATGAATACTCATACTAGGACCTTCTGGATAAGTAGAAATTTGTGTACCATCATAGATATAAATTTCTCCTTCAACAAGTCCTTCATAGAACATTTCTTTTGTTGTTTCAGGAAGAGAAACTAATGTTGCCCATTTACCATCTTCATAAAGATGTCCATGACCATTATGTGCCCAAATATATTTACCATGAATTTCATAAGTGCAATAATCTTCTATTAATGTGTGAGTTTTATGACTATCAGCAGGAATAAACTTACAACCAATAGGAAATCTTTTTTTAGCTTCTTCTTGAATATCTTTCATGTCTACATCATCTTCAGAAACTAATTCCCAGTTAGAAAGATTAAGAGGTTTAATTATAACCATTCCTTCAGTTCCTGCTTTTGTTTTTTCTAATGTATAACATGAAACAATATCAAGAATTTCTTTGATTTTAATTACTTCTCCTTTTTTTACATCTGTACCTTCAGGATGATCAACTAAAGCTTTAATTGTTCTACCTGTATAATCTTCTTCTTGATTAGGAGTTTCTACAATTGTTTCTACAACAGGAGATTCTTTTAATACATGTTGTTTGAATTGTTCAAGAGTAATTTCTGTATCACTAGAAAAAACACGAGCCTTCCAATCTTTATCATGACATATATATCCAGCATCAACCCAACTTATGTTTCTCCATTTATACACTTCTTCAGGTTGACAATTTCTATCAACTTTAATACACCAATTAAAAGGAAGAACAAAAGATTCTTCTTTTAAGACATAATCATTAGGACTAAAGGACCAAGTTTCATAACTAAAATCTTTATTTGCATCACAAAATCTATTATACTTATCAGGAATATCTTGTCCAAGATATTGGTTCATACTTCCACTTGAAGTCCAACCATTAGGATGGTCTTTAATCCAAAGACTATCTCTCTTAAACTCTTTTTCAGTTTTAAATCTATACTTGCTCATGTTTTTCTATCATATAGTTTATCCATAATATTGTAGATAACAATGTAGAAACAGCAAGAATGAATTTATACATGTTTTGCGCTGGTTCCTCCATATAGGTCATATTAATAGCAATAGAACAAATTATTGCTATTAATATGAACATAATAGAGAAATAGAATTTCAAATTTTTCATAATATTATTTATTTTTAAATGTTTCGTTATAATATTGTTCTCCTCTTTTCATTCCTTCTTTTAAAGTGTCAATACAACCTTGATTATAAGCATCAATAATCTGTTGCTTTTCCATTTCTTTGGCTTGTTCAAATAAGTCTAAATATAAATTTGAGTACATTGTTTGCTTTATAATCCCCTCTGGCTCTGAATCAATAATCCCTTGTCTTCTACCTAATTCTTCTTCTAACCATTCTACTGCTGTTTGTTTCATAACTTACTTATTATCATTATTGATTAGTTTTTTTAACTCACCATCAAGTTTGATGGTTCCTACGTGTCTATCATAATCTGTCACTGATACAGAATCATCTGTCACTACAAATTGATACTCTTCATCATGTGAAGGAAAAGATATTCCTGCATAAAATCCACTACCATAACATATTATTGATAACAGTAGTATAAATACAATTTTTTTCATATTATTAAGGGTTATGTTTAATTGTTGTTTTATCTATTAACCATTTTACTTTATATCTACCAAGTTTATCTTGTTTAATAGTTTGTAAAGATCTATTACCAAGCTTTTGTTTAAATGATTCAGCATTTTTTAATGAATAGAATACTGCAGTAGCGTATCGTTGTTCTTTATTTTTCATACTTATCAAAAAAATCGGGTGGATTCTAAAATCATTCTAAATCAACATATAGAAGTAATAACAATAAGAATATATATAGTAAGAGTATATACTATGAGTACATACTTGTTTATGTACTTTTTATTGTAATTGTCTCTGTATGTTACTCATAGCGATATAGTGCAAAATTTATAGGGTGTATTGTGAGTATTTTTTTTGGTCTATGATATGTGTAGAGTGGTTTTCATGCCATCATTCGACCACTCTTCACTATCATTTCACAAACCACTTGTATTTTTATATAGTTGATTATCAATGATTTAAAAAAACTTTGTCTTAATTTTGTATATATAGAGTACAGACACTGTTATCTATACTCTATATATATACAGAAGAGACACTACTTACTATTATTCAGTAGTAGTTTGTTCCAATTTTGCAGAAGCAGAAGACTTAACAACCACATTATCGTGTTGAATTAGTATATCTGCATCGTTACCACTTGGATCATAACTTGCGAATCTCAAGATTCTTTCACCACCAAGAGTAAGTTCATCACCATCGACACCTGCACGTTTAATGAAACTTGCAATACGAGTTTCATAATCCACGTTTTTGTTCAATGTTTCTGCAACATTCTCTGGTAAATCTGATTCAAGATATTCTTTAATCACAATCTTACCTGGTACAAGTAAAGTCTTATTCATGTTGATATAAGCTTTACATTGTTCTGTAGTAGCGCGTAATATACACACTCTTTTCTGTTCGCGAATCCAACCATTACTCGCTATAGACATTGCTGTCTGTTCTAACTGAATATACGCGTATTCAGGGTTGTTTTTGTAACCTGTAATAAGGTTCCCACTTTTTGCATTAGCAACGATTCTAACTTGAGACATAAATAAATAAATTAATAATTAATACTGTATTCAATAGGGGGTGGAGAGTAGTATGTAGACAATCTTTTCTCAGTGTGGTTGTCAACCATTCCTCAAGGGTTGAGGTTGTGGTTTGTTCCAGCATTCCTCACATGGTGTTTTTTAAACATTTCTCAATACTTTCCTCAATTTGTTGAATTATTCTCAGTGTTGTTTGTCTTCACTCGGGAGCTGTTTGCGAATAATATAATATTACCACTTGAGGAAAGAAATATCTTGTGGTTGAGAAAGAACTGAATTTCTTGTGGTTCAACCATTCCTCAGGTGATTGAGACAAGGTTGAGGAAAGATTGACTTACCGTTGAGAAAAAACTGCTGCTCTATTCTCAAGAGCAACAGTTCCTCAACTGGGTAGTAATTATTATAGATGGTTACTATTCTTCACCTTCCATTTTAGCAACGCCTGTTGCTTTAAATGCTTTAACAGCATCAGTATTATCGTGAGCAATTTTCACGTCTTCAATAGTTCCAGTTGGATCATATGAAGTGAAGCGTAAGATTCTCTCACCGCCTAATGTTAATTCAACACCATCTTTACCAGCACGTTTAATGTACGGTCTGATTTGCGTTTCATAATCAACATTCTTATTGAAGCGTTCTTTGAATGAGTCTGGAACGTCAGACTCAAGGAATTCCTCAACGTATATCTTACCAGCAACGGTAAGAGATTTATTCATTGCAATATATTTTTGCAATAACTCAACAGTAGCACGCATTAAAGTGCTACGTTTAGATTCGCGAATCCAACCGCGAGCATCAGTTGTCAACTCTGTTGACGTTAATGTAATGTAACCGTAATCACTATTATTTTTGTAAACAGTGATTAATTGTCCTTCTTTAGAAGGTGTGATTTGAACGTTTCTCATGATAAATGTATTTATGAGATTAATAAATGTTTGTCGCACATTGCAGGCAGCGACTCACTCCTATTTTATTTGGGTGGTAGAAAGTAGTAACCAGTCGCGAATTAACGCGACCAGTTATGTAATCCACCAGCAAGACATTTAAAGTCTGACTTGCTTATGATCTTGATTGGTTCACTACCATCAACAGACCATCTTTTGCAAGTTATGGTGATAGTATAATAATCACAACTAACAACCTCGTAGATACCTTGACGAGATTTGATGTGAATTTTATCACCTTTCTTCAGATTATATACTGAAGGACTGACACATTTGTCACACGCTTGTTGAGCAAGATGTTCTTGATATGCTTGATTAACAAGTTTTTCTTGACGTCTTGCTTTTGCAATACGCTTACTATCAGATGATGCATAACCAATTCTATAAGTTGTATGCTTAACAACTTTGTCAGAACTTATGCATTGTTTAATATGTTTACCATAATGGTTATTCCATATTAATTTATACTGATGATTTTCATATTTGTAGAAGTCTGCTCTACATAAATCATAATCAGTAGGATCAAAACCATCTTGAATATCACTAGGATTAAATGGTTTATACATTGTGTAAGTTTTGTCGCTATTTATAACGACTACTTTACCATCAATAAGAGTTGGCAATACATGCAATTCACTCAAATTGATTCTCGTAACATCTTTACTTAAATGTTCCCTAATGTTTGTTAGTTATACTCATACAAGAGTTTTTTAAAATTAATTATTGGTTATTAAGGGTGATGGAAAATAGCTCCACCACCCAATTAGTTTAGTATTCAGGATTGTAATACTTATCTAATTTTTCTTCATCCATCCATTCTTGGATGAAGTTTATTGTTTTGATAATATCTGAATGATCATTATTAAACACATTACCATTACCTGTTTTAATTGTGTAAAAGTCAAATGATACAGTAATCAAATTATCATTAACAATGTTATAAGTACGCATGAACATTTTAATATCATGTTCTTCTTTAAAGTCTGAAAGTAGTCCACCACGTTCATAATTCTCATAACTTGCAAGTTCAAACAGACGCATCTCTTTTACAGTTGTCAATTCAAAGATTAATTTGAAACCTTCAGTTTCAGTCAAGTTTTCAATTCTAAATTTCATAAGAGTAATTATTAAAGATTATTAATTGAGTTAAAAGGGTGATGGAATTTAGCATCACCCTATGATTATTATTATAGACCAGGATAATCATCTTGATCCATATAGTATTCATTTTCTATTTCATTGATTTCATCTTCTATGAAGTTTTGAATGAAATGTGAATGATCATTGACTGGAGCAGGTTTGGCGCCAACCAATAATGCTTCATAATGTTCAATGATAGTACGAACACTCGCATGAGATAGTACTGAACCATCATATATATTAGTGAACTTACTAACTGTAGCATTTAGTGCATCTTCTTTAGTCATGACGTTTAGATTTAGAAGTTGCAAATAATAACACTAATGCTCCAAATACCATTAGATTGCTTGCAAGGAATGCAAACTTATAATCCTCGTGATGAGGATTAGATTCATACCAACCACCAACTGGTGTGACAGCTATGGTAACTAACCATAATACAACTGATAGTAACAATACTATCTCTACAAAGTTTCTTCTCAAAGTTTTCATGAGTTAAATATTTAAAGATTAATAAATTAATAAGTATTGAGCGTCTTATAGTCATTTAGAAATCATGGTTGTAGAGACCATGAGTTTTGGACTGTCAGGTTGTTAACATAGTTAACAATGATCACTCTTCCTTGCAGTAGTTACGGAAGTAAGCAAACGCTTCTTTCCATGACATAGCAACAATAGAGTATCCCTGAATGAAATAGATAGTTTTCATAAGACACACAATTTATCCTGAATTCAAAGGGGGGTGGAGGGTAGTTGGCGAGATGCGGGGGAGTCGTTTGGTAGGGGGTACCACCATTCTCACACACAATATATTTTGATTACCAGTTGCCAAAAATATTTACCAAATTTTGTTTTGCAGGCGATGATCACCGTCAAAAGCAACTACTAACAAACACACAACAAAAAACCCCAGCAGTTACGCCAGGGTTATATTGTATATTGCGATATGCAATATGTGATAATAAACCAGTAAGGTTTATTGTTCAGTTTTTAGTTTATTGTATTGCAAGACAAACTGTTATGATTTGTCTATTGCAAGTAAGATGTCTTTTTCTTCTGTTATTTCACATTCATAATGCCAACTTACATTTCCATCTGTGCTTAACTTTATAAGCATACCTCCATCAGCTGTTCCTTGAACACCTATTACCTGTCTTGGATCCTGTTCAATGTCTGTTTTGACATATACAATTTGTCCATAATCGAATCTGCATCTTACTACTATTCCCATATTTTTTGAATTAAAATTGATAAATACTCGCTGGTAAGTAATCCAAGTAAACATCCTGTACTTGCACCGGCTGCATAAGCAACTCTGTCGCGAAATGTACCAAACACTACTTTTTTTACATTATAGGACCACACCATACTGATCATAAATGCAGAAATCCCTACACCTAAATATAGTGATTTACTCAGAAATACAGTATTAATTGCAACAAAAAATACTTGTAATAATCCTGTTCCGAATAGTTGTAAATTAGTTTTCACCTTTTTCGATTATTGCGTTTACTACTTCCATTTTCATAATGTCTACGGTGTTGATTTCTTTTGAATCATTGATTTCTGTAAGTATATCCTCAAAAGTTTTTGGAGAGATTACACCTACTGTTCTATGAATTTCTACATCGTTTTTTAGAAATACCAATGTAGGTACATTTCGTACTTTGTATTTTTGAGCCAATTCCATATTTTGCTCAATATCAATTTCTTGTACATTTTCTCTTTCTCCTAATGCTTGTGATAGCATTTTGCATGGTGCACACCAAGATGCGCTAAATTTAAGTACTGTTACCATTGTTATTTTTGTTTTAAATTTTTACAAATATAAAATAAATTTGTAAAAGTTAAACTTTTCTTTATATATTTGTCATGTAATTAATAACTTAACAAATATGAACACAGAAACAAAAGCACCAGAACAACCTTCAAAGGAACAAATTATTGCTTGGTACAAAGAGCAAATTGAAATTGCAACTTTAAGACGTGACTTGTCTGCATTACAAGCAGAAATTGCTAAAAATGAAGCACAAAGAGTTCAAGCCACAGTCTTAATGGCACAGATGCAAAACCCTGCTTCTCAAAATCAAAATGAAGTTGAACACGAAGTGACTCAAGAAGATTTAGATGCAAATCCAGAGTTAGTAGAAAACGGAGTTAAGGTTGGTGACAAAATTTTGGTAAGTAATCCAAAATCGCAAGTTGCTCTTGAACAAACTGGAAAAGAAGACAACAAAGTTAGAACATTAAAAAAGGACTAATATGTTTGCTAAAAAACCAATTACAAGCAGTTCTCTTATTGCAAAAAAAACAAGAATCTTAAATGTATTCACTGTAATGCAAGATGAGTTAAGACAGTTGCACGATGAGCAAAAAGAATACGCTGGTCAATTGCAAAACAAGTTAAAAGAATTATCTGACGAACTTACAGCAGTAGAAAGTAGTAGAGCAGAAACAACTAAAACAATTAATAACATAGACAAAATTTTAAAGTAATGGCAGAAAACGAAGCAAGAGAATTAACTTTTGGAGAAAAGTTAGTAGGTTTAACTTTTAATCCTTCTGGAGATGAAAAAGTAAACAAGGTAAAAGAGTTGTGTGCTCAATTAACAGACATTCTTTACGATGATATTCCAGAAGATGGTGAAAGAACTTTTCTTCAAGATCAACTTTTTAACAAAGCAATCTTTGACATTTTAGATGCTCAAATGACATCTGTAAAACTATTAACACTTAAATATTAATTATGGCAACATTTAAAAAATTACGCGGTAGAAGAATTCTACTTATCAAACCTGTAAAGAAAGAAAGCAGTATTCAAATTGATGCTCAAACAGAAGCAGCATTAGAAGCTGAAAACATGAAACAATGGACAACGCTTGAAGTATTTGCTGTTGGAGAAGATGTTGAAGAAGTAGTAGTAGGAGATAAAGTGTATGTTCCAACATATGGTTTACAACAGTCTGAAATTGTTGAAATTGATAAAAAACATTACATGATGGTTAGCGAAGGAGACATTGCTATCATTTGGTAAAAACTATATAAACACAAGTGAAATCCTGTCGCTATTGGGACACCCAGTAGTTCTGAGTCCGGTTAATACATAAGTGATGATAGGTACAGGTAGTATATAGTTAAAATTTAAAAAAATATGAGAGAGCCAAATAGATCAAGAAAAAATGACATTAAGTATAATGTTGCATTAAATGAAGAACAGAAACAAGCTAAACAGTTAATTATTGATTATCAGATTGTTATAATTACAGGTAGAGCAGGTTCTGGAAAATCATTAGTTGGTGCACAAACAGCACTTGATTTTTTAAATAAAAAACAATGTGATAAAATTTTGGTAACACGTTCTGCAATTGAAGTAGGAAGATCATTAGGATTTTTGCCAGGAAGTCTTGAAGATAAATTTAATCCTTATATGGAAGCGTTAATTGAGAATCTTTACAAATGTATGGATCCTGTAAAAATTGATGATTTTGTTAAAGATGGTAAAATAGACGCGCTTCCAGTTCAGTTTATTAGAGGTAAAACTATTGATGATATTTTAATTGTAGAAGAAGCTCAAAATCTTACTAAAGCAGAAATGTTAGCAATTCTTACAAGACTTGGTAAAACAGGTAAAATTGTAATTAATGGTGACAATGAACAACAAGATACTAAAGAAGCAATTTCAGGATTATCTTATGCAATTGAATTATCAAAGAAAATTGAAGGAATCAAGTGGATTAAACTTAAAGAAAATCATCGATCTGATTTAGTAGGACAAATACTTGATTACGAGTATTCAAAATAGAAAGACCTCTGCTGGTGCACCAGTAAGTATCGAAGACAGGAATTACAAACATTTTTTAATGTTGGCGTGGAGGTCCTCTAAATCGTAGGTTAGCACAGTTAGTAGTTCTGGGGGTATTCAAAAACTACAATAGCGCGTGGTAGAGCAGGTGGTAGCTCGCGAGATTCATAATCTTGAGGTCGAAGGTTCAACTCCTTCCCACGCTACTAAATATAAAAAGCATGATGTTACAATTGGAACCAATGATACCTATAAAAAGAGTATCTGACAACATGGAAGGATATGCGTTTCTTGTAATTGATTATAGCCAAGAACATGATTTACTATTTACGTGTGCAATGGATAATGGAGAAATTTGGACATTAAATAATAAAGAAATAAGATTTTGTAAAAACATATCATTAGATAGAAAATAATACTGGGGGTGACTGGTTTTGACAGGTCATTAGTAGGTAATACAATCAGCCAGAGAGATAACTGTAAACTAAGATGAATATAATAAATGGCAATACTAATTTACGTGTAGTATCTCAAGGAGACAACGCACAAATCGAAGCTAACATGAACAAAGTATTCTCTTTATTGAGAGAAGAAGTTGCTGTAGCAGCCTAAATTAAAGATTTCTCTGTTAGATTAAACAGAGTGGTGGAGTCGTCAACTGAGTTGATTACCTAAAAGCTGTATAAATTGTATTATTGATTATGGTTTGGACAGGGGTTCGAGTCCCCTCACCTCCACAAAATGTCCAGCATAATAGACATTTTTGCCTATTATGTACAGAATAACAAACATTAGAAGAAGAAATGGAAGTAAAAAAAGTAACTAAAAAAATAAAAGTAACCACTCCTGATGTAATAAAGTATCAGTTAATAACAGAAATAATGTTTATGAAAAAAGAACATTTGATTCCTTCTGATTTAGACATACTTATATTACTTGTAATGTGGGGACCAATGGAGTTAGTAGGTTTTTGCATGAATGCTGCAAAGCAATTATATCCTGAAACTGCTCCTGAAGACTTGTCTGTACGTTCACAAAATGTTCGTAACAGAATTGTAAAACTTGAAAAAAGAAATATTGTGGTAAAATCTAAAACCGGTAGAAAGGTTATAGGTTTAAATCCTGATATAGATGTGCATTCTAAAGGTAATATATTGTTAGACTATAATTATTTGGCAATTGAATCCAATAAAGCGTAAAACAATAGTAGAAAAAACAGCACAAGACTTAGGTCTTTCTGTCCAAACAGTAGATGAAATTGTTTCATTTTATTATAAAACTGTACAAAAAAAATTATCTGCTGCAGAACATCATTCAATTGCAGTTCCCAATTTGGGAACATTTGTTGTTAAAAGAAAAGCATTAGAAGAAAAAATTAAAAAGAATATATATTTTGTACAAAAAATAGAAACAAATGTTGACATCTCTGTACAAACGTATGAGTTAATTATTCAAAAACGTAAAGACATTGCTAATTATTTGCAATTGTTAGAGTTAATGAATTTAGAACAAAAAAGAAAACAAGAAGTCAAACTTAAAAAACAAGAATTTAAAGATGGCAAATCCAATTAGAATCTGGAAAAATCGTGGGTTGATTATGGAAGGTATCAAAAACAATATGTTTAAGACAGCACACGTAGAAAATATTGCATTTTTTAGAAATGAAATATGCAAAGATTGCGAATTTGTAGATTTAAAAGGTGCGAATTGTGCTGTGCCAACAACTCAACCTTGTTGTTCTGAATGTGGTTGTTCTTTAAAATTAAAGACAAGATCCCTTGCTTCTGAATGTCCTAAAGGATTTTGGAAAGCAGAATTAACAGAAGCAGAAGAACAAGAACTTTTAAAACAAATAAACAAATAATCATGGCAATAGTATTTGAAGCAGCAACACATTCTTACGTGTCAATAGATCCGGAAGATAAAACAAAATGGAAATCTGTAACCACTTTGTTAAGTGGATTAAAGCAACCATTTGATTCTGAGGCAATTGCGCTTAGGTGTTCTAAAAACACTCGTAAAGATAATAAGTGGAGAGGTATGACTCCTGAACAAATACAAAGTGCGTGGAAACGCGAGTCAGATAGAGCATGTGCATTGGGTAACTGGTATCATGACCAACGCGAACAAGATATTGTAGGTTGTGATACAATGGTTAGACATGATAGTGAATTACCTGTTATTAAACCATTACTTGATGGAAATGGAAAAAAATTAGCACCATTGCAAAAATTAATTAATGGTATTTATCCAGAACACATGGTATATTTAAAATCAGCAGGTATATGTGGACAATCTGATCTTGTAGAAGTAGCAGATAACACTGTTCATATTACAGATTATAAAACAAATAAAGAAATTAAAAAAGAGTCCTTTAAAAACTGGGAAGGTATTTCTAAAAAAATGTTGGGTCCTGTTTCACATTTAGATGATTGCAATTTAAATCATTATAACTTACAACTCAGTATTTATATGTATATTATATTGAAGCATAATCCTAATTTAAAAGCTGGAAAATTAATTATACATTATATTA